AACTTCTGATCTTCGCGCAGGGCTTCAATCTCGTTGTAATCGAACGCGAGTGAAACATCGTCGCCGGGGAAAGCCTTACGCATAAGCTGGCGCGTCAACTCGTCGCCCACATAGTCGCAACGCGGGATGATCTCTTCCGTGTAGGCCGACTTGCGCGCTTCAATCGTGTTTGAATACTTGGCGTTAGTCAAAATGAGCGCGGGCGAAATACCGAACGCGGCGCAGATGTCCGTGCGCGTCTCTTCCTTCAGCTCCGCCATCGCCAAGTTCTTAGGCTCCGGCTGCATAGGGAGAAACTTGATGCCGCCCCAGGCGATAAAGGTCTTGAAGAAGTTGCGGACGCCTTCATAGATGCGCCGCCAGGACGAGCGCAGCCGTTCAACGTCCGGCTCCTGTAGCGTTTGGTCAGTGGTCAACATGCCGGAGAGTAGAGCGCCGTTGCGGAAGAACGCTTCTACCTGGGCCAGCATGTTGCGGTCTGCGCCTGCGGCGAGCGCGGCGACGGCCAGCGGCGACAGGCCGCCTAGATCGTTTTCCCAATCGAGCAGAGACAGGGCGCAAATCTCATCTAGCGTGTACTCGTTGCGTTTGACGCCGCCCGGCCTGTATTCGTAGCCGATCACCTGACCGGCCATGTCACGGATAGACTGGACCGCCAGCGGGTTGAGACGATGCACGCGGAACACGCCGCCGGTCACGCCCTTATCCCATGTCAGATACGCGCGCCCGTATACGTCCAGGTCTCCGGACACATGGCGCATTTTGTTTGTGGCGCCTGCTCCGAGTGCTTCATCGCCCAGGACAGGATGCTCGACTTCTTTTTTGTCGTCGCCGTCGCCCACATACGCCTTTAGCGGGATACCGCTCATCATGTTAGCTTTGACGATGATACAGCGGTAGGCCCACACCGACGCTTTGCCCAACTTGGCCAGCCCGCGCGGCGACGTGTCCAGGCCGCCCGTTTCCTTGAACAGTTCCCCGATGGACGTGAGCGCCTTGACGCTGGACGCGGTGCCGTTTCGGATAAGGGTTGGCATTAGGTCACATCTCCGCAAACCCGATGGGCGGGCGGGCCGCGTAGTGCCAGGCCAGAGCGAGCGCCATCACAGTATCGTCGTGCAGGCCAGCGGGAGCCGAGTAGCGCACAAGGCCGGACGGGAGCCGTTCGCTTTCGTAGGCCTCTAGCTCGCCCAGCAGAACGTCATCGGGAATGATGCCGATGGTCTTTTGCTCAAACGCCAGCGCCAGAGCGTCGATAATCTGGCCCTTGCTGGCATTGGTCGTATTGAAGCCTATCACATACATACCGTCGCGCTGCAACTGCTCAACGATTGGCCCGCCCATGCTGTTGAGTTCCGCGATGATCGGCGGGTGCCCCCAACGGTCCCACATCGCGCGCAGGCGGGTGCGCTGTAGCGCGTAGTCCGTCTGTGTCATGCGGTCATAATCGACCATCTGCTTAGTGTCGGCGTCAACGCATACGAACACGGTCGCGTCGTCCGTCCGGCCCCAATCCACGCCGATGACAAACTGGCCGGCGTAGGGCTCGCGCTTTGTCGCCGTCGCACACGCACGCACGGTACGAAACACGCCCGCGCCATCTTCCACAAACTGAGCGAGCCACTCCTGGCGATAGGTGCGGTCGCTCACACGCTGGCGGGCCAGCTCGAACGCGCGCTGGATATTCGGGAGGGGGTTAGCCGATGTAGGCGCAGTAAAGGCCGCCGACTGCTTGCCGTCTGCCGCGATGAACTCACGCCAAAACCAGTTGCGGCCCTTCGGCGTGGAAATCAGCATGGCCCGCCCGTCACGGTCGGCCAGCGTCGGCATGATGACATCCGTCCACGTTTCTTCCTTGATTTGCGCCGCTTCATCGATAATCACAAGGTCGAATGACTCGCCGCGCATCGACACATCGTTGTCGGCGGTATAGATGGTCAGATACCCGCCGCGCTGAAACGATACGCTCAACTCCGAACGATAAAGCCGGCCCGCTGTTGCCGCGTGCTGCTCAACAAAACGCCATAGCGGGCGCGAGTTGCGATAGGTCGGCACAACCCAGGCTACCGCGCCGCCCGAATAGGCGTTAGCGAGCGCCACACTACCCGCCATGAGCGTCTTCCCCCAACGCCGGCCCATCGCTATTAGTTTCGTCTGCGCCGGATGTGAGACTATCTCCCACTGGTCGCGGCGCAAGCGGGGCAATCGAATTGCCATAGTCGTATGCTTCTACAGTCTCAACCCGCGCGGCAATCTCCAGCCGGTCATTGTACTCCCGGTCCCGCGCGTTCTTCAGCGTGAACATGATCGCCCACGGCTCGCCCCGTTCAATCGCTTCATCCAGCTTGTACTCGGCGCGGTCCTTGCGGCGCTTCTTCCAGTGATCGACGACGGCCTGACATTCGGCATGTTGATTGCAGAACTTGTCCACCGTCGTGAACGAGCAGGCGAGCAGCTCCGCCGCGCCCGTCTTCAGGCCGTGCGCGTTCTGAAGCGCCTGCACCATATCGGCCACCTTGTACTTCTTCGGCCTTGCCATAAGTCACCACTAATCGACTAACGCAACTTCTGAGAGCGGACCGGTCGGACTTGCGCCGCCAGTTTCCCGGTTGGAGCCGGGCGCGTTATCTATTTCGCCTGGTCCGCGTTTATCGCGCTTTGGATACGGCTGCGCCAGCGGTGCAATCTGGGCGCGCATGGCGTCATCGAGCGGATAAAGATACTTGTGCTTCCAAAGAATGTCCGATTTGAGAAGACCAGTAATCGTCCCGTACCTGGAATTGGCCGACCGCTTGTGTACCATTTTCCCGTCCGCGCCCAGCGTGAAATGCTGGGCGCGGCTCTTGCCTTCATACAGCCAGCCCATCGCCTGATAGATGCCGCCATGGTGGCTCTGTAGCGGATCGGCATAGGACACAATCAAGCGAAGACCCGGCGAATTGGATCGCAGGAACCGAATAGCTATAGACGTGATCCGGCTGACCGGTGTTTTGTGCTCCCGAAGCGCAATCCGCGCCAACTCACACACTTGTGTTTGCTCCAGGCCGTAAGGACTACCGATATGGTTGTTCGCCCCGCGCCCGAAAAGGACACAGCCGATAAACCGTCCGCTTTCCCACGCCCCCACCTTGACTAACTTTCCAGCGGGCATTACCTGGCTGTAATGCCAATGCTCAACGGCATATTTCGCCGCTTCATACGAGCACCAATCCAGCCGCAAGTCTGCCTTGCTCATTTCGGCGTGAACTCCGCGCCGCACTCCGGGCAAGTGACAGGCGCTTTTTGGTCTAGCCTGCCCTGCTCGTCAATTCCGACTGGCTGAAAGTCGGGGACTTCACTCTCCAGCATAAGCCTAAGCGCCGTCGCGTCACTGTTCCATACGCCAAGCGTGCTTGCGTCTAGCCCCCACTCTTGCAACTTCGGCGCGTCCCACCCGGCCAGCGAGTCCCAATTCCACGCCCCGACCGCGCCGGAGTGAAGCGTGACGACTAGCTCTCGGCGCTCGGCGTCGGTAAGCGCGCGGCTAGAGCGTCGGGCGTCTATCTGGTGGTCAGGCCCTTCGAGCGTAAGCAGCGCGGATAGGCGCTGGTGCCCGTCATAGACTTCGTTCCCCGGCCCGATGGCGACGGCCTGCACCTGACCGAATTTGGCGAACGACTTTAGGATGCGCTCGGCCTGGGCCTTCGTGCTGAAGCGTGGATTGTCCGCCCAGGGTTTGAGTGAGCCGAGTGATACGGTACAAGGCGTCCAGGTCAGATCAGGCATCAGAAATCTACTCGTATCACCCACCGTACACGCCGCGCCTGATTGTCCGTCATCGTGGCGCTATAGGCGTCCAGGTAGACGACGCCCGTGGACGCGGCGGTGAAGGTGAGCGTGCCGATACTGCCGCCCGTAACGCTGGCGGCCACACTGCCGGACGGTGAGCCGGTACGGTAGGCGTAGGAGCCGGATAGCGCCGAGACGGAGCCGCCCGACGGAACGAACTCGTCTAAGTCGGCGGAGTATTTCTTTATCTCCCCGACTAGCTGAGTGTCGTAGAAGATTTGATAGGTGGTCACGGCTACGGCAGGGCCTTGATAGTGATGGCGGCGGTCAGGGTGTCGCTGGTCGTCGAGAACGCGCGCGACGCCGCGCTGTCAAAATTCGCAAACCAGATAGGTGAGCCCGCAGCCGCGCCGGGTGCGCTGCCAGTCGCAAGAAATACGCCATTGGCCGGACTGGCCGACGTGAAGCCGGTAAAACTAGCCGATGCGCCAGCCGCCGACGTGCCCACCGCAGACGAGCCGATGACGTAGGGCGCGGCAAGCAGCGAGCCGGTGATGGCGACACGCGCATAGGTGCCGGTACTGGCGCTCATCTCCGTCCAGCCCGTGCCCGAACCGCTGGCCGTGGACGCCGGCACAGTGGACGGGGTCGCGGACACGAACAGGCCCGCGTACCAGGTCACTGTCTGCGGTTGCTGGCGCAGCGACGTGTTGAGAATATGGATAAGTCCATGTTCGGTGAAAGTCTCGGCCATCGTGTCGGCTCCTACCCGCTCACTTTGCGGGTCGATTGGCCTACCCGGTGAGTAGGCTGCGTCGGGTTGTACTCGCCCTGCAACACGCGGCGCACAATCCGGCTGAGGCCTTCTGTCGCGCCGGTGTCAACGCTCACGGTCATGTTCAAGACCGCGAGCGCGGCATCCGTCATGCTGAATTGGTCGGCTGCCAGGGGGAGTAATTCGACCAGGGCCGTACCGCCATCGGACATAGCGGCGGTGTCGGTGGCTGAAGCCGTCAGGGTAAGGACGGCTGAAGCGGTTTCGATTAGTGTAGCACTATCCGCGCCGGACGCAATATAGCCTAGTTCGGCTAGGGTTGTCTCCGAAATGGCGGCTACGTCGGCGCCGGACGCGAGCCATTCCAGAACGGCAGTGACGGTCTCTGTATAGGTCGTGCCGCCGCCTGGGCTAAAGGTGTCCGCCGCTTCCGCCAACCATTGAAGGATAGCGTTTACAGTATCGGATTGAGCAAAAACGTCTGCCGCAGTCGGCGCCCAGGATAGGACGGGCGTCACACTATCGGACTGCGCGAAAACGTCTGCTGCCGACGGCACCCAGGATAGGGTAGGCGTGGCCGTATCGGACATCGCCCAGGTATCCGCGCCGCTCGCCACAAACCCGCCGATTGTGCTTTGTGATGTCTCCGAGACTGTCCTTACATCAGCGCCGGACGCCACAAATCCACCGATGACACTCTGGACCGTTTCGGGAGCGGTTCGCACGTCAGCGCCGGATGCAATCATGGTGAGCGTTGCCGTTGCCGTCTCTGTATAGGTCGTGCCGCCGCCCGCGACATACGTGCCGCCGCCGAAGTCATCCAGGCGCGCTGTCGTGCCGCCACTGCCAATCCCTAGATACCCAGCGGCGCTATAGGTGCTGTCCGTGCGGCTGCCGAGCAATGACCATGTACCGGACGAGCGCCGCCAGGCTTCAATAGTCGAGCCCGTGGCGCTCAGGCCCAGGCCGTCGCCGGCTGAGAAATTCTGATTGATCGTTGAGCCAAGCTGAGTCGCCGTGCCGTTGTCAACACGGTAAATCTGAATGGTGTCAGTCGCGGAGTTGGTATAGACGACTTCGTAATCATCCAGGGTCGTGCTGCCAGGGTTGGCAATACGAACGTCCAGATAAGCCTGCCCGCCGCTGCCGGGCAGTGTGGCTATCGTGACATAGTTTTCGGGCGTACTGTAGGTCGCCGGGTTCCAATAGT